CATTTCCTAATTAGAGATTGTAACTGCCCAAAGTGTAAGGGATAACAATGCAACACTTTTATGATGGACAAATAAGAAGATACATTACTCAGCTAGTAAGACTAATGAGTAACTTTTCGTATGCTGATAGCAAAGGTAATCTTGTTCAAGTTCCTGTTATGTACGGAGATATTACAAGACAAGTTGGCGCCATTATAAAAGACAATAGCGAAAATAAAATACCAAGTGCTCCACGTATAGGAGTATATGTTACTGGATTAGAAATGGATCGTACTAGAACTGCTGATGCTACATACACCGGCAAAGTACATCTTAGAGAACGTGAATATGATGCAGAAGGTAAAGAATATTTAAACACACAGGGTAACAATTATACTGTTGAACGTTTAATGCCTACACCATATACACTAAAAGTTAATGCAGATATTTGGTCTACTAACACAGAACAAAAACTACAAATTATGGAACAGCTATTAATGTTCTTTAATCCTAGTTTAGAAATACAAACTACAGACAACTATGTAGACTGGACAAGTTTAAGTGTTGTTGATTTAGAAAATATTGTTTTTAGTGGAAGAACTATTCCTATGGGAATTGATACTGAAATAGATGTAGCAACACTATCGTTTTCAACACCAATTTATATTAGTCCTCCAGCTAAAGTTAAAAAGCTAGGTGTCATAACAAGTGTTATAATGAGTATCTTTGATGAAACTAAAGGTACTATTGATTTAGGAAAATCAATGCCAGAGCTTAATGCTTATGATGATAGTTGGGCAAACAGTACTAAAAACAAAGACAGTTCAGAAAGAATACACATACAAGTGAACACAGCATTAAACTACGATGCTATTGTTACTAACAATATTGTACAACTTGGTAAGAATGGTATATCAGGTGAAATTAATTGGCGTGAATACCTTGAAGTAGAACCTGGTGAATATAGAGCAGGATTAAGTAAAATTTATCTAAACAGAATCGATTTAGCCGCTCCAGTTGTAGGTACTATTGCACTAAATGATTTAGACGAAACACAACTTATTGTTAATTGGGACGAAGATACTATTCCAACTAATACAGTATTAGGATTACCAAATAGTCCACAAAAAGGAACTATTGATGCAATTATTGATCCAACTAGAACTAATCCAACTAACTTAAAAGTACCTGGTAACAGAATATTATTACTAGGAGATATTGGTTCTACAGATAACACAGATGGCGCCGATGCTTGGAAAGATAGTGGCGGTAATGACACACTAGTTGCTAGTGAAAACGATATTATTGAATGGTCTGGAACAGAATGGCAAATAGTATTTGATTCAAGTACCAAAACAGAGCCATCAACTGACATAACATATACAACCAATTTAACTACTGGTATACAATACAAATGGGACGGTGTAGAATGGACACTATCCTTTGAAGGCGAGTATCGAAAAGGAAGCTGGCGTTTAGTACTCTAAATAAGTACTTGTATGGAACAAATTATTTGTAGTGGTGCTCTATTCTATTCGTTGACAACACAACGTTTCTTATTCTTACACCGTACACAATCAAAACAAAATAATGTTTGGGGTCTTGTTGGGGGAACTAACGAAGATACAGAAATCCCTTACAAAGCTCTACTACGTGAAGTTAAAGAAGAACTTGGTAGCGTTCCAAAAATTATTAAATCAATCCCATTAGAAACATTTGTAAGTAATGATGATAAGTTTCAATTTCATACTTATTTGTGTGTTGTAAAAGATGAATTTTTACCTTTACTAAATGACGAGCATAACGGATATGCTTGGGTTAGTTTTCAAAATTGGCCAAAGCCATTGCACATGGGATTACGCAACACATTACAAAATAAACAAAACTTAACTAAACTACAAACAGTATTTCAACTAGTTTCGTTATTACAAGAGTCGGATATCTAAATGAGTAAAGTATTAGTAATTGGTGATGTAATCATCGACAAATATATCTATGGTACTAGTACAAGGATTAGTCCTGAAGCACCTGTACCTATAGTTAATCTTGAAAATGTTTCAACATCTTTAGGTGGTGCAGGACTTGTTTATGAAAACTTAAAAAGTCTAGGTGTTGACATAGAACTATTTGAAACTAATCAACCTAGAAGTGTTAAAACTAGAGTAATTTGTGACGGACATTATATTACAAGGTTAGACGAAGATCAAAATGCAAATTCAGGTGTAGTATTAGATGAAGTATTATGTAGTGATTTTTCAGAATATGATTATGTAATATTAAGCGATTACGACAAAGGTGTACTAGATAATGCAAAACAAATTATTGCACACATTAACAGTCAAGGTCCTAAAGTAATTGTTGATCCAAAGCGTTATGCACATGACTATGAAGGTGCTTGGTTAGTTAAACCAAATAACAGCGAATATACTAAGTTTGAATTTGACGAATGGAAAGGTAATATTATTACCACTGATGCAGGACGTAATGTTATTGCTACAATAGACAACATTGAATATACAATTCCTGTTGAACAAGTTGAAGTATCAGATGTTACAGGTGCAGGTGATTGTTTCCTTGCTACGTTTGTATATGCACTAACAAAAGGTTACACACATAAACGCTGTTTAGAATTGGCTGTCAAAGGTGCTACTGAAGCAGTTAAACATGTAGGCACACATATCATAACAATTGATGATATTAATGATACTATTGTATGGACTAACGGAGTGTTTGATATACTACATATAGGCCATTTAAAGCTACTTAGACACGCACACACGCTTGGTAAACGCCTAGTGGTGGGCATTAATAGCGATGCAAGTGTAAAGCGTTTAAAAGGTGAAACTAGACCCATTAACGATGAGCAAACACGCAAAGCCGCTTTGTTAGAATTGGGATTCATTGATGAGGTAATTATATTTGATGAAGATACACCAATAGAAACTTTGGTTAATATCATGCCTGACATAATTGTTAAAGGCGGAGATTATACAGTTGATACAGTAGTAGGAAATGAACTAGCAGAAGTTGTTATCTTTCCAATTATTGAAGGTGCAAGTACAACGAAAATTATAGACGAGATTAGAAAATGAATATTTTAATTACAGGACATGAAGGATTTATTGGTAAAAACCTTGGAGCATACTTACAATCTAAAGGACACAATGTTGAAGGCTTTGAATGGAAGCCAAACATTATACCAGATCCTGAACCATACGATAGAGTAATTCATTTAGGTGCTATTAGTAGTACTACTGAACGTGACGTTGAAAAGATCATGGAACAAAATTACGAGTTCTCAATGCGTCTATTACAGCTATGCGATCAAAAAGGAACTACATTAATGTATGCTAGTAGTGCTAGTGTATATGGCGACAAGTTTGAAGAAAATGCTAAACTACAACCACAAAGTGGATATGCATGGAGTAAGTATTTGTTTGATAGATTTGTAATGCAAGTACCAGAGTTTATGGTTAACGTACAAGGATTTAGATTCTTTAATGTATATGGACCAGGTGAAGAACACAAAGGCGATCAAATGAGTGTGTTTCACAAGTTTGAAAAACAAGCTAAAGAAACAGGTGTTATAAAAGTATTTGAAGGTAGTGATAAAATAGATAGAGATTTTATCCATGTTGGCGATGTATGTGAAATTATCGAAAAATTTATTGATGTTGATAATACAGATATATGGAATGTTGGTACAGGTACACCTCGTTCATTTATGGAAATTGCTGAACTGTATGCCAAAAAGTATAATGCTAAAATTGAAGAAATACCTATGCCAGAAGAGCTTAAAGGACAGTACCAGTATTACACCTGTTCTCACAATAAAAAGTTAATTAATAGTATAGGCGTTCATAATTTTAGAACAATCGAGGAGTATATAAATGCCAGCAAGACATAGTGGTAAAGTAGACAAAGGTTGGGGATACGAATTAATTTGGGCAACCAATGATTTGTATTGTGGAAAAATTATGGTTTTTGAAAAACTTGGTGCAAAATTTAGTATGCACTTTCATAAAGAAAAAGATGAATCATGGTTTGTAAATAGCGGATCATTTAAACTTCGTTACATTGATACGCAAACAGCTACAGTAATGGAGAAGACTTTAGGACCAGGCGATACATGGAGAAATCCACCATTAATGCCACACCAGTTAGAAGCACTTGAAGTAGGTAGTAGTATTACTGAAGTAAGTACACCTGATTCTATTGAAGATAATTATAGAATTATTCCAGGTGACAGTCAAGGTGTTGTGGTACAACCAGAGGCCACACCAGATGCAAATCCACAAAGCTAACTTAGACTTAGACTTACGCAAATTAAAACATAATTGCAGTTTTGTTTATCAACAAATTATAAACGAAATTGCAATTCCTAACGATAAAATAGAAACTCAACATACTTCAATACCTACGGCAGTAAGCCAATACTATAATTTGTTTACTAGTATTATGCCAGGTATGTTTGAACTCCAACGTTCAATTAGAGAAGAATTTAAAAACATAGAACATGATACTAGTTTAGAATATTGGATTGTTGGTTGGTTAAATTATTGGCCTAACAAGGGTCGTACATTAGAATGGCATGGACACGAATATGGAGATGATGATAATTGTTTCCACGGATACATAGGTGTTCAAAGTGAACCATCACAAACATTATATCGTAACATAGGCGAAGAAGAAATTACTAGTGTTGAAAATAAAAATGGGCAGTTAGTTATTACTAATAGCAAAGGAGTTGAACACATGACTAGTGATTGGGAACAAGATGAACCTCGTATTACTATTGCGTTTAACATACAACCTAGAGAAACTGTTTTACAAGAAATAGGAAATAAACTTAATTACTATGTCGGCCTTTAAAAATATCTTTCCAGTTCCTATGCTAGAACATTTTGTTCCAGAGCGAATTGCTGACGATGTTGAAAACCTTTTAGTATCAAGATTAGATAGAATACCTAGACCTACTGACGATGCACCACATAGCACAGATTACTTTGAACCTAAAAAAGTAATAGACTTGTATACTGATGTTCCGGAATTGTTTAGTGAAATACAAGAATGTGTTAATAAATTCCAAGAAGCATGTAGCATTAAACATTTACCTCATACTAATCAATACGTATGGTGGACACAAGATTACCAAGAAGGCGATATACACAAAGAACACGAACACGGTATGAATAAAATATCTGGAGTGTATTGGGTAAGAGCAAATGAAAACGCTGGTGGATTATCTTTTAGAAATCCTAATCCTTATGTTGAGTATGCACACAATGAATATTCGCAGTATGGATATGGTAAGTACGAATTCCAACCTATGAAAGGTAAACTATTATTGTTTCCTTCTTACTTAAAACACCAAGTAGAGCCTAGTGGTAAAAACGTTATACGTTCCACTATTGCTTTCAACGTAGTATATTAAGCCTGAGCTTCACCCCATCTTAGAATGATGTTCGCAGTAGTATCTGTACCACCCGTCTTATAAACGTTAATTGCTAGTACGTCTGGACCATTTGGATATGTTCCTCTACCACCTAGTGTAGTATTTGTAAGTTCTTTCAATGCTTCAAGACTCAATGCACTCGATTGTCCTGGTGTAGCAATGAATGAAAATACTGTTTCACCTGGTTGTGCGTAAGGAGGTTGTCCAAATAAGAACCCAACTGTATCACCTGGATTAACAGTAGTGTTAGCACTCTGTGTAAATGTTACTCTGTAATAGTCTGTTGTACCAAAGCTCAATTCTTCTACATTAGATACCGCAGTACCCGCTGAGAACTTAGAATCACTAACAATGTCGCCTGCAATAGCATTTGTTGCGTCCCATGTTGTTTTTGTAAAGAACAAATAGTTAGCATTACTTAATGCACCACCAATACTAAATGTTACTGTTGGATCAGCACTTTGTACATTAATATTTTGATTAAATCTTAAACGTACTCTACTGTACCATGGCTCTGGATATACCTGGTCAATAATTCTTGGATTACTTGCGTAGTTATTAGTACCTGAAGCTGTAACAGTTGTACCTGTTGTAACTTCATCATTTAAACTTTCCCATTGTGACGTTGTTAAGTATTGGTATCTACTATTTCTATTACCATATAAGAATTCAGCAGTTTGTGTCATTGCACCTTGTACTGTTGCACTTCTAATAATCTGTGTTGCACCAGTTGACCATACAACAGAACCACCTGGAGCAACTTGAGCAAAGCTCGGTTGTCCACCAGCCGCCGCACCTGTTAGTGCTGACCAACCAACGTCTCCTGGGTTAATTGGATAGTTTTGTGGATTCAAAATACCTTCAACAACAATACCACCACTAATTGGATTATTTGAACCATCATATCCATCTGATGTAATTTCAATACCTTCTAGTAGCAACTGAGCTCTGTTTAGTAGTTCTCTTTCACCTAAGTCACCAACAATAGCGTTACTAACACTAGGTGCTAGTCTTAACATAAACACAGTATTTCTTGTTGTACTAATTTCGTTACCTGCAGATGTGTATGAGAAAATATAACCACGATCTTCATCAAAGCCACCGTCTGTTAAGAACGCTGATCCCCAGTGTGATATGATTGGAGTAATTGTATTACTAATCAAAATTACACCAGTTCGTTCAGTGTGTGTTACTGCTCCACCTGCCGTATAAGTTCTTGTTGCACCAGCCGCAAAGTTTGTTAGTGGTGCACTTCTAGTACAACCAGTTAACGTATCACCTGTTACACCTGTATATGCTATCATTTCGTTATCAATAATAACTGTACCAGTGCTTGGGAAGAATGACGCTGTAATTAACGGAATTGTAGTTTGTGTTGCATCCATGTCAGCCGCTAGTCTGTCATTAGGTCCTTCGTTAGTAACTTCATAACGCACAGGCATGTTACCAGTACGCATAAATGCTTCTGTGTTAATGTTTGAGTTACGCATTCTGTGATAGAAAATAAAGTTACCATCATCACCACGTAGCATATAGTCAATAAATCCAGCACCGTACCAACTGTACTGAATACCAATCATCTGCATCTTACTGATGTCCATGATATATCCACTACTACCTAGTCCGTCTAGTGTATCTTTGTTAAAGTCATCTTGTTTAGTTTTCTTATCACTAATTAAACATAGTTTAGCACCAGTGGCATTAGTGTTACCTCTAAAGTCAGGTGTTACTGTCATTGCAGTATCTGTTGTAATCTGTGAAACAACGTGTGTCATTCCTTTTACAACAATTCTATCACCAGCTTTAAGCTGATCTCTAAATCTTGTTCCTGAACCTGTACATGTGTTTGAATCAACGTTAATTGCAACCGTACCTGCTAACTGTAGTGTAGCAGTTCTTTGTACAGCACTAAAGTTTGATCCGTCATACTCCATAAAGATTCCGTTTTGATCATCAAATGCACCTGAACGCACAGTTGCACCGTGCCAGTTAAGCAGTGATACTTGAGCTCTTGTACTTAATATTGGTGATAATGAACCAACAGCAATTTGCGATATAACTTTGAATGTTCTTTCACTTACAATACTTGCTACTGTATAGTTTCCGTTATAACCTGGTGTTTCAATACCAATTAATCTAATTTGTCCACCAACTTGTAGTCCGTGATCAACATCATCAGTTGTAACTTCAATAAAGCTACCTGCTGTTAATCCGTCTGCGGTTACATTTAATAGATCATAACTTGGAGCAAACAATGCACCAGTGGTATACATAATACCTTTACCTGACTGGTATCTAATATATTTTTTACTCTGTCTAATTGCTTGAGCACCGTGTTGTGGTCCTCCAGTACCAAGCATAACTCCTCCGTCATATGGTCTATGAACAAAGAAACTGTCCGGTCTTGGATAAAGCGTAGCACTAATATCACCAGTTTGTGTAATAGTACCTGGAGCTCTACATTGGTATCTTAAACTTGTTGTAGTTGGAACCTGTTGTGCAAAGAACGGTCCTTCTAATAGTGTATGGTTGTTAGTACCATCGTCTGAGTTTTGTGTAACAATAAATGCATCACCTGGTATTAGTCCGTGTGCTGATGCAAACGAAACTTCAGTTGTTGCCAATGCCGCGAACGCAATTAATGTTGGGCTTGGTATTGCCTGTGTTAACAGTTCTGACATTGTTACAGTTGCATAAGTTACTGTTGTATCTCCTGGAACTGCTGTTCCTGAAATACTTGTATCAATAATACTACCGTCTGTTGATACTTCAGTAATACTAATTGAAGCATCATTTGCTGGACTTGCACCACCTAAATCAGTACCTAGTATTTTAATTTTGTTACCTACTTGATAGTTTTCACCGTCTTGTGCAATTTGCGGATTGCTATAACTACTACCAGTTCTTTGTATAGTAAATTCTGCACTTGTACCTGTGTTACTTAATGCTTGAGCACCAACATTTGTATAAGCACCTACTCCACTTGGACCTGTACCTGCTACACTAATTGTTGTAATAGAACCTTCATCAGTTCTTGCACCACTATCGTCTGTTGCGTCAACAGTAATTGTTAAATCATTAGCTGGTGTTGTACCACCTAGCTGTGTACCTGGAACTAAAATTGTATGGTCATCAAAATAACCTGTACCTGGAGTATTAACTACACCACTATATGCTCCATTACTAATTGTAATATCAAATGTTGCAGTACTACCTTGTAGCATTTGAATTTGATTATCACTTTGTTTAATGTCTTGGAATACTACTTCGTCATTACCTGTACCACCAATTGTTGCCGTTAGTATTTCACCACCTGTGTCAATTGACGCTACTGTAATTGTTGCATCGTTTGCTGGACTTGCACCTTCTAATGCCGTACCTGCTATAACAAGTGTTTCACCTACCAAGTATCCTGTACCAGCATTTGTAATTGTTAATCCGTATACTGAACCTTGTTTACTAATAGTAAAGTCTGCATCTGCACCACTACCTGTTGGGTATGTATATGCTACACTTGGATAAGATGTGTTAGCTGTTGGGCCTGTACCTGTAATTGTAAATCCAGTAATAACTCCTGTACTTACTGATGTTACTTCAATAAGTGCATCGTTAGTTGGACTTGTTCCTCCTGGGAATACATCTCCTTGTATAGCTAATCTATCTCCAACTACATAACCTTGTGTTGGTGCTAATGATGTACCTGAACTTGTAATACTTGTAATACTACCAGCGGAATCTACACCTGTAATATTAATTGTAATATCGTTAGCCGGACTTTGACCGCCTACGTTGTTACCTAAAATTGTAAGTGTTGATCCATTAGCATAGTCTGTTCCAATAGTACTACCTAGTGAAACTGTATATGTTCCGTTTGAATTTTGAGTAACGTTAAATGTTGCTCCTGTTCCTACAACATTATATCCTGAAGTAATATTAGTAAATGAGGCACTATTAACTGCTGTTCCTGAAATACTTAATCCTGTAATTTCTCCACTACCACCTACACTATCAATAGTAACTGTTGCATCGTTAGTTGGACTTGTACCACCTAATTCTGTACCTAGTATTGTAAGTGTTTCGTTTTGTGCATATCCTGAACCTGGTGATGATGGGTTAACTGCATATGTGCTACCAGTAAATGAAACGTTAACTTCTGCTCCAGTACCAATTGAGCTTGTAGTAAACGATGGTCCTGCAAAGTTTGCTATTGCATCTGCACCAGTACCTGATTCTGTAAAGGATGTAATTGCTCCTGTGCCGTCAACACCGTTAATAGTAATATCTAAATCGTTAGTTGGACTTGCACCACCAAATACGTTACCCGGAATTCTAATAACTCCACCTACGCTGTATCCTGTATCTGTTGAACCAGAATTTTTAACAACTGGACTATAAACGTTGTTAGTTAACGTAACGTCCCATGTTGCTCCAGTTCCACCTGTAGTTGCTTCTGGAGGTAAATCTGTAAATGTTGGGTCATCTGTAACTGCTGTGTATACACCTGCACTACTCGTAACATCAAGTATTAGTCCTGTACCTTGACCGTTAATATTTGTACCTGCAACATTTGTTAATACTGCATTACCGTCAAATGCTACACCTGTGAAACTAAATGTTAAAATTACTCCGCCAACATCAATAGTATCAACTGTAATTCTTAAATCGTTTGTACCTGTAGTACCACCTAATGTTTGTCCATCTACAACTAACACATCACCTACTTCAAAGTTAATACCTGATGTTTGCATTGTAACTGTGTATTGTCCTAAGGTAGGATTACCTCTGTCAATATTAAACGTTGCACCTGAACCTGCTGATTCATAATTAGTACCAGTAATTCCTGTGTATGATACTGTATTACCTACAATAGCACCTGTAGTATTTCCGTCAAAGTTAAGTGTATTACCTACAATAGTAGTAACATGAATCGCTGTTCCATCACCTCTATCAATTGCTTCACCTTGCACAATACCTGTTGCATCAACAACATCAATTGCGTTAGAACCAATTGGAAAATCTCCACTAACGTCAAGTGTATTTAAAATACCACCGTTATCTGATACGCCAACAACTCCGCCTGTTAAACTTGTAACCTGAGCACCACTTCCAATACCTGCTCCTTGTGTAATACTAGCAACTACAAACGTAAAGTCTGCACCTCCGCCATTACCTAATGAACTATCTGCAATAGTAACAATATCACCAGCGGCATTATTTCTTCCTGGATTTAAAATCTCAACGCTTGTAACTTCACCAGTTCCGTTAACAATAATTTTATATGTACCTACAATTAAGTCTGCCGCAATACTGTTTGAAAATCCTGTTGAAACTGTGTATGTGCCACCTAAACGTGATGCATCTGCGGCACTAAATGTACCAACTGTTGCTACTTGGCCGCCTTCATTAATAACAGGAGCACCAACTTCTGGTGCTGTACCTTCCCAAGTAATAATACTTGATCCTGTTGCCGCCGCTAATGGGTTAATCCATGTACCTGCCGCACCCTGTGATAAAATAGTAAACTGTGGCTGGCCAATTGCCGCACCTGTATAAAATCCTGCTTGTCTTAACTGAGTGTAGTATGTTGATAATACTTCACCGTTAGTTGATCCAACTTTTGATTTAGCAAAGAATGTAAATGTACTGTTTGATGGAACAGTTGAAACAATAAACGATCCCTCTGCTCTACTTGCACCAGCAACACTATTTTCTAGTGCCTTAATTGTAATAGGAGTACCTGCTGTAATACCATGTGGTCCAACTGTAGTTACAGTAATTAAACTTTGTCCAACACCGTTTGTACCTACTGAAGCATCTGTTACAACTGTTGATACAACTGTATCTGTGCCTGGTACTTCGTAAATACTTGGATACCCTCTTTGCATAGCAATCGCTTGCCACTTCGTAGGCTGTAGTCCATACTCAAAGTCAGCATCAAGCATAGATACTGAGTTACTAACACGCATACGTTCAATAGCATCTGTACCAAAGTCATGTGGTCTAGTAATAACATCACCTTGGTCAATAAAGATTTGAATATCGTCTGTATCGTAAAACTGTTTAACTTCTTCTTTAATTGGTAGTACACTTAAACCGTTTTCAATAACGTTTGTAATAACACTAAACAATTCTGTTACTCTTTGACTAACATTCAACTCACTAATTTGCAGGATTGTATTTTGTGCAACTGCACCTACGCCTGTTTGTTGTGTTGGGTATGTTGTATTAGAGAAAATATAATTATTAATTAAATCTCTTGCAAAGTGTTTTGCTAAAACTTCTGGCATTCTATCGCCGTCAATTTGTGGCGTAGTTTGCACCCAATACTTACTAGCATTAAAGTGTGTTAGTGTATTACCAGAATATTTAATATCGTTAGTAATACCTTCAACATTAAAGCCCATATCTCTTTCACACTTGGCAGTATTGTATGTATAGTTGTACCATACATCTGAAATTGCATTAGCTGTTGCTGATACAAATGTGTGTTCTGAAGTATCAGATGAAATACCAATATTAACTGTAACTGTGTCCGTAGTAGAACTTTCAACTAAAATTGGTTTATTATAAAATGGATCTGTTCCTGTATCATTAGGCACCCCACTTGCTCTTGGATAAGCATGTTCAGTAGCATGGTTGTCATATCCACAAGTAAATGTTAATCCACCTGTAGCAATTTTAATATAATCGCCTCTGTAATATCCATGCGCCGCCATTGTTAAAACTAACTTTCCACTTGCAGGACTATATGCCGCCGCAGTAGGAGTTTGTCTTGTACTTGCCGCAACTTTACTTGCAATCCAAGCAACAGTTTCTTTCTTAATAAAATTTGTATTTGCTTCTAATAGTGCTACTGCCTTTGGAGAGTAAACTCTATTGTCTGTATCTTTAGCAAGAAAGATTGTAGTAACTGTACCAGTTCTTTCAAGGAACTTTGGAAAGTCTTCTTCTACACCTTTAGTTAACTGTGAAGTGTCATCTGTTTGGAATGCAACACTAGCACCTAAGTCTGGATCACTAAAGTTATATAAAATTTCGTTGTTTGTTGAATCTGTAATCAACAATAAATCGTTTGCAGGAACACGAGTCTGAATCTTAACACTTGAAATTTGTGATCTCTGTAGTGGTGGAATAACATCTAGTCCGCCTGCAATAACAGTTGTAATGATACCCATTAGCTCTGTTATTCTTGCATCAGTACCTGTTTCATAAGTACTACCGTTGTCATAAACTTGTGTAGTTGTAGCCGGATCTGCTTGTAAACTTGTGTAAGGAACTTGTGGTAAAATGTAGTTGTTAATTAAACTAACAACAAAGTTCTTTGCCGCAATTTCAGGAGCTCTATCACCATCAATCTGTGGTGTTGAATTAATCCAATACTTACTTGCTAAGAAACGTGCTTGGTAATTTCCGCCATAACGTAAATCCCAAAGTACACCTGTTACTCCGTCTGTACCTTGTAAGTTATATCGTGTATCACGTCTACATAGCACATCGTTGTATGTATAGTTGTACCATATTGAACCCGGATTTCCTGTGTTTGCCGCAACTTGTGCAGTAAGCCATGCTGATAATTCGTCAACAATAAAGTCTGTATTATCGTTAATTAATTTGTATGCATATGGAAATCTATTTTCACTAACAGGAATACCTGGTTGAAATATATACGAGTCAATTTTTTTCTTTGCCATTTGTTTTCCTACATTCCGAAAGCAACAGCCATTGCTGATGCCCTACTGTCCACATATTTTTTATTAGTAACTGTCGTAGCTGATGTTGGGTTTGCTTGTACTTGTGCTGTAGCAAACGTTGCATTGGCCGGAGTTACTGCTCCAATTGTAGTGTTATTTATTGTTCCTGCGGTCGCTGTTAAGTGGTTAGTGGTAACTGCACCTGGCTTGGTTAAACCAATGCTTACACCGTCTATATTACCGCCACCTGCTGGTGCAACAGTTAATCTACCATTGCCTGTTGGGCTTACATTTACATTTGCGTTTAAACCTGTAAAGTTTGCAGTTTCTGTTACTGTTAATAAGTTAGTAGTAACATCCATGTTATTAATTGTACCACCGTTTCCAGGATTAATAAGTACCGTACCTGAACTTCCACTAGGTGCAAGTGTAATAACTGCGTTTTCGCCTTGGGCTGTTAAGTTGCCTGTTGTTGTAATTCTACTAAAATTACCAATACCACTAACTAGTGGATCAATAACTGTAATTTCTACTAATGGTATTTGATCACCATCGCCGTACCATAATGTTGCTGGAGCGTTATCAGGTACAGCAAAAGTTAATTTACCTTCAAACTTACTTTGAGCATCAATACCTGTTACTGTTGTTTCGCCATCTAAAGATGTATGTGATAGCCCTGAAGTATATGGTTGGTATACTGATCCGTCAAAGCTATAAAAATTCAATGTCATGTTACCAGTAATATCACCGGCTTCATTTAATTCTCTTAAAAATAAGTTAAAAACATAACTACTTCCCCTAGTTAATTCAAACGTTGGGTTTGATAATAAGTTAGGAAGATCGTCTGGATCTGTTTTACCATCAATAGTAAAGCTATTACCAGCTTGGCGTAATAAAAAGTCGCCAGCAGTATCTACAACATCTTCTGTTACTGTATAGGTAAGTGTACGAAGTTGTACGTTACCTACTTCGTCGACCATGAAGCCCGGGCTTTTAAAGCCATACTGAGCTTGGAAGGGTGATTTAATTACTGCCATTTAGTTTCTCCAATAGTATTTATCACTAGCTTTGTACCACTATTAAACCATGCATTGCTCCATGGAATTGACAGTTATAATGATAAGTTCCTACTGCTGACGGTGTCCAAACTACATTACCTGAAGATGATGCACCTTGACCCGTTGCTAATGGATTTGTTACAATATTACCTGTACCTGTTGAGTTTGCTGTTTTAATATAGAACGGATGTCCTGGAGCATTCATAGTAAATGTAACTGTGTCATTAACATTAATTGTTACTGTTTGGTTAGAACCATTTACTGCACCTAATCTATCTGATCCGCTTAATGTATACGCACCTGAGCCACTATTCGAAGTTGCTATTGTGTAACTATTTCCTGGTGTTGTACTTGTATCAACAATCGCAATACTCTTAGTTGCTTCGCCATTGTCTAGTGCAATTATAAATCCTTCATCGCCTTCTGTTGTTGCATCAGATGTTACATTAAATGTAAGACTATCTGTTGTTCCAACAACAAAGTTTCCTGTCAATGCCGCGCCAGCTATGTCTGCTCCTGTTACACCTGTAATTGTATAAGGTAAAATAGTACCGTTATCAACATTTGTAGTTGAAAGTGTAATTGTAAACGTACCACCTTCATTAACTGAAGTAGTAGATGATCCTAAAGAATAACTTGGAACAATTGGACTTAAACTTGTGTCGCCAATAGCAACTTCAACAACTGTATCTGTGCCATCGAGTGACATTTGGAATGTTTCTGGACCGTCTGTAAATGAATCTTCAGAGGCAGTATAAACAATTTGTTGTGTAGTTCCAATTTCAAATGTACCTGTTAATGCGGCATTTCCAATATCAGATGAGTCAACTCCTGTAATTGTGTATCCGACCAACGTTCCATTATCAACATTTTCAGCTGTTAGTGTAATAGTAAATGATTCACCTTCGTTAACACTTGCCGCACTAGTTACAAGTCCGTAACTAATAGCTGGTGTTGTACTTGTATCTTGAATAACAATGCTAGTAGTAGCTTGATTGTTATCAAGTTTAATTGCTAATACTTCTTGGCCTTCTGTTGATGAGTCAACAGTAATAGGGAAACTAAGAATATCTGTTGTTCCAACAATAAATGATCCTGTAAGATTTGATCCACCTATGTCTGCACTTTGTACACCTGAAATTGTATAAGGTAAAACTGTACCTGCAAGTACATTTGATGTAATTAATTCTATTGTAACTGTTTGTCCAAGTTCTCCAGTATTTGTAGTGCTTGGATTTAATGTGTAAACTGGTGCGTTTGCCGCAACGTTTGATCCTATTAGTGTTGCTGTAGGTTCGTTCTGTGTTGCATAATAGTTTGCTGAATAAATTACTTTTGCACCTGCAATAGCAGTTGAATCATCTTGTACTCTTGGATATGCCATAAGTTTAAAGTATGAATCTGTAACTTCAACTTCTAATTGTAATAGGTCATCTCCTAAATTACTACGCCCGTAAACAACAATATTTGCTTCACTAGTACTAGCTGTTGCCATTGCTTTAATTACTTCTTTACGTTCACTATTTACATCACATGCAATAGTGTATTCTACGCCAAAGTAACTACCAACATACCAGCGGTCTAATTCTGTTCCTGCCTCTACTAGTGTATAGCTTGGCCCTGCGTAAGACAAATTGGTTCCGTTACGAAACTCAATCGTACTATTCTGTCCGCGTCTAAAGTATTTGGTGATATCGAAGCTCATTGTACCTTTTACATTCCTCTTTAGTATATTTACCTAATTACGGACTGTTACGATTGCTAGTGGTGTAAGCGTGTAATGCCTAAATACCACATGTCTAAAGGGTATTGTTTGCTTACAAAATGATGTGTAATTTGTAAATCATTATCAGTAATCATGTCTTGAAAAGTGTCAGGATTTGACCCCCATACATTTTCAGCAAGTACAATAATTCCGTCGTCAGTTAGATAATTGTTAACGTTATTAAAGAAATTTCTATGTATAGACCAGTCTAAATCTTTATATTTCCTTGGATCGTCATAGTGTGCTACATACGGATCCATATTGAAATGAGGAGGATTAGCAACAATTAGATCAAATTTTTGTTGCGGAATGTTTGTAAAGTTATCGCTTAGAATAAATTGTGCAGTATTTTCTAAGTTATTTTCTTTTATTGTTTGTAATACAGGAAGCTGAGTTGGCTCATAGATATCTGCCAATGTAACTTTGTTTGCTATACCTGTTGCAAGTAACCCAAACCCCCAAAAGCCTGGTCCACTACACCATTCTAATACATTGTTAAATTTTTTATCTTGACTTATTGCTTGTGTTGCATCAATAAAGTCGTCGACCATTGTGTTGCCACAGCCATCTGTTTCTTTGGTCCAGTGAATTTTTATATCAAAATATTGGATAAAGTCGTCTTCCATGACTTTAATTTTTTACTGTAATTAGCTTATTATATTCTGGCAAATAAAGATATTCAATATCACTATTACGTAGTGTACGCACAGCATCATCTAGTGTTTCAACTAATGGCTCGCCACCTAAGTTAAAACTAGTATTGAAAATAATACTAATACCAGTACGTTCTTTAAATGCTTTAATAACATCATAGTAATGTTTGTTTTGATCTCTATTAACTGTTTGAATACGACATGTACCATCTACGTGAATAATACTTGGAATCTTTTCAGCAATACCTTCTTGACAGTTTACAGCATACATCATTGTAGGTGAACTTTTCATTCCACGCAAGTCAAACCATTCATGTACATCTTCTTCTAATATACTACCTGCAAAAGGACGGAAATATTCTCTACGTTTAACTTTGTTTACATAATCTTTACCATTAGGATCACTTGGATCATACATAATAGTTCTATTACCTAATGCACGTGGACCGTTTTCAGAACGTCCTTGGAATAGTGTAACAATTTTTCTATCAACTAGTAAGTCTACAGCTTTAGTATTGTCTGCATCTTCAACAGTTGCGTCATACTTTTCTACAACTGCATTAATTTCTTCATCTGTATAACTGTAAGCTGGTCCTTCGTATAATGTTTCTTGTTGCTCTTGACGTTTATTACTTTTAGTTAAACGTCTGTGCATTAACATTGCACCACCCATTGCTGTACCTGCATCATTACTTACTGGCTCAACATAAATTTCAATGCCTTCGTCTTTTAATTCTTCTAAGTAATAATAGTTAGCAACACAGTTAAGACCATATCCGCCACTAATAACTACTTTGTTTTTACCTGTCATTGCAACTGCTTTGCGAATTAAATTTGCAACTTCTTTTTGGCTTTCTGTTTGTATTTGATAAGCCATGTTACGTCTGTTTTCTAAATACGTTACATCTTGATTATCTTCATCGCCATGATCTGTTAAGTATGTGTGCATGTTGTAATTAACATGAGCACCGTTAGGATACGTTGGAACAATAACATGTCTATCTGCTTGTGGTGTCATTGTATCATGTCTAAATATTTTGGGTGCTGGACTGTCTGCTTTACCGTATGGAAACAATCCCATAGTTTTACCTGCCTCAATAAAACTGAATCCACAGTACTCTGTAACTGCTTCATACGCTTTAACAATACCAGCATTTTCTGAAATAACTAATTCGTGTGTTTGGTCTTTATCTTCGTCATACATTTCACTTGAAAACTCAGGCATCCATGCACCCATAACAGGTCCATTAGCACCAATGTGTTTGTATAATGTTTTAAAGTTATCTGGATAGTTGCAATCGTAAATACTTTCTGTTTCCCAAACAGTAGTAGGTTGTCCGCCAATGTCTAAAGTAATAAATGTACCAGCACCATCAACAATAACTGCTACTGCATCTTCAAATCCTGAACGATAAAAAGCACAAGCGGCATGTAACTTATGATGAATGTTTGACATGTCAATTACTTGAGGATGATTACCACCTTGGAATGCTTCACGTTTAATAAGTCCTAGCTTACGTGCAAGTCCTGTATAAACATCATCGCCACTAAAGTCTACTTTGCCAGCAGTTTGTTCTAAATTTTGTGTATGTGCAACAACTAAAAAGTCTAGTTTGTCTGTGTATTCAAGTATCTTAATCATACTTGCATACGGACCACCGTCGTACTTTTGTCTTGTTAAACGTTCTTCTTCAATTGAAAAAACAATTTCACCGTCTTTTAATAGACATACTCCACCGTTATGTCCTCTAGCAATTCCTGCAATCCATACTGGCTTTTTACTTGGCATCTTTTATTCCTCTATAACTTCTATCCCAATTTGCTAATTGCAAACTTGTAATATTTTTAATAGTTTCTTTGTAGTCGTTAGTTTTACAATCTATAACAGTATCTATCATATTTTGTGTTTGTTCTGATAAGTTGTGGCTTAGATATGACTGGCAAAAACTTAAATGCTGTATTGGACTAGGGTGTAACTCTAACCATTTTTCGCCATTTTCTTCAAACCACCAACTAGAGTCTGGTCTATTCCAAGCATGTAATCCTAATGATTCTAACCATTCAGGACCTTCTAGTACGTATCTATATTGTTCTAAATCAAACTCTTTAAATGCATCAGCAAGTTCAGGTGTATTTCTTAAATTTTCACCATGTCCTTTTTGATGCGGAATATCTGTTCCTAGTGTTTCTAAGTTACTAATGCTTGTAAAATAAAACTTGCAATTTGTATCTTTTAATAAACCCTTAGTAAGTATAATGTTATTCATTGTATGTAAAAACAATGCTTTTTCATCATAAAAAGTTTCTATCCATTTGTCATCAAACACTTCTTTGTTTTGATAGCTGAATATACTACCTTTAGTTTGCCAAGGTTCTTTGTGTTTAAAGTTAAGATAATCGTAACGTAAGTGACTTGACCATTGTACTATTACTGTATCGTCTTTGTCAAATTCATTTGTAGCGTGGCATTCTGCAACACGTTCAGCAATAGCTCTATTTCCTAAGCCTGCATGACCCCAATTTTCATAGTGATCAAATTCCTGTGCGTAGATATCTGCGTAGGTTGGCCAATTCCATGATGTATAGGAACACCCAAATACAAATAAACGTTTCATTATTAAGCAGGAGTTGCTTCTTTGTTAGTACTGTTATATTGAGCACCAACTTTTTTCTTATTTCTAATTCCTGCTGTTACTGATTCACAAATAACACTTTCAACTTTGTCATTCATTGCCATGATACCGTCATTAACTCTATCTGCATATTCATCTGTTGTAACTCTAATAGGTGAATATACTCTAGCACCTTCGCCCATGTCTAAAATATCAAAGTTTTTATCTTCTGGATACGAAACATTAATTGGAAAAGTTGAACCTATTACTACTGTACATTTAACACCTAGTGCATGTGCAATATGTTGACCTACACTATCACAGCCTAAAAAGTAATCTGCATTTGCAATAATGCCAGCCCAATGTCTTAGGTCTGCACCCATAGGACTTGCTACAGGTTCTTTACAACCGTGTTTTGAAAAGTCAATACCAAACTCTGCCATGTGTACCATTGCATATTTTTTAGAAAGTGACTTAACAATATTAACTGAATTTTCAGCTTCAAAACTTCTACCACTCCAATCAGTAATTACACCATTGTCATGTTGTACTGCTCTACCAAATGGTTGGAAAACAACTACTTTGTCTTTTTTAGTTTTTTCTTTAACTTCGTCAACTAGCTTTTTACCAAACAACATTTCTTCTCTAGAAAGTTTTAAAATTGGTTTGCTTAATTTACGTAGTCCTTTGTTATTAATTTGAATATCGTATGCTTCTGCAATACTACATTTTTGATTATAGTATTCCCAAGCTCTATAAGGCTCAGGTGTAATTAAATTCATATCTTTAAGTTTATCTTGGAAAAGATTCTTGTGCCAGTGATCGTATGCTTTTGCATGTAGTACTGGATGACCTTTATAAAAGTCAGTACCGCCTTCGCATACAATGATAAAGTTATCTTCTGGATTTTCTTCTGCAAACTTCTCAAGTGCTGGAATACTAGCAAGAACTCTGCCAGCGCCACCATTGATAAAAATAGCCGTATTTCTTTTATCTGTCATTTTATATCCTTCTACAATTTGTGTAATTGCTTGTATAGATATTTAATGAAGATTAGTTTAGCTTGATTGTTTTCTGGCTGTTACAGTACCAGCAATACGTGTATTGCCTCTTACGTCTGTAGGGGGTGTTGGAAGCCCGTCTGCAACACCGTCATCGTACGGTGTACCATCTGTACTTAGATTCAATCTTTCTAAATCATAAGCAAAATAATTACCGCCACTTTCAGGTGGAACATAGTGTCTTGTTGCAGGGTGATATGTGTGTTCCATTAACCATCCATCTGCTGGATTGTTACGATCTTCTTCACTCAAATAACGCCCAATTTGTCCTGGGAATTGGTCTCTTTCACCATATACACCAGGGCGTTGTGCGTTTGGACTCTGTGGTAATCTTACTTTCCACGGGTCTACTCTAACTACTTTACTTAGATTAAACGTTGCACCTGAACCACCGCTTGTAGTTGCTGTAGTTGCTACGTCATTAAGTGTACGTGCTTCTTTAATATGTCTTGCGTTAAATGCATTACGTGTTCTAACACCTGTAACTGCACCATCACTATCAACTGATGTAACAATAATGTTTACATCTAATGAATCATTTTCGTTAACAAGAGCTGTATCGTCTAAACCACTAGTTGCCGCTTCAAAATCAAATCCTGGTCTCTTACCCATTGGTTGACTTAAATCGTCTAATGCACCTACATCTTCACTACCAAAACCAAATACACTTGCGTCAACGTTAAAGTTGTCGCCTACTGCATATCCTGTTCCTGCTGTTGCAATGGTTACTGTCCATGCCGCACCGTATGTAGCTGGTAAGCCTCTTAATTTTGTTCTGTAGTCTTGCCATGCAGTTAATAAACTTTCTGGCATATCTTCTGATACGTGTCCGTCACTAGCATTTAATCTAGACCAACGTACTCTTTTAATTGCTTCCCAATCTGTGTGTGGCTTAATAAAAGGAAAAGGTGTAACCCATTCCTGTGCAGTTGGGTTGTATTCAATTTCATCTCTATCGTATGTGTGATCTGGTGTAGGAACTTTAGGCTCAATATGTACAAATGCATTACCTTCCCAATCATCCATTGGAAGTGTTTCACTTATTTGTTCTCTGCCTTCTAAAAATAGTGTGTCTTGATCAGTTTCCATTAATTCGCAAAGTAGAGGATTTTCTTCACAGTTAACTTTAACCATGTATTCACTTGCCGCAGGTACAAAATCATCTTCAACTTGGTAGCTAAATTTAACTTCACCTGTACGCTTGTTATCTCTTTTACGTAAAAATACCCACATCTCTCTAGGACCTTCATAAGTCCAAGTACCCACTTTACCTAAGTTGGTAGTTTGATACAGATATGCATCTGGCATATCATATGAGAAGTCTACGTTTACTTCTACTACTCTATCTGTTGCATTTGGATCTATCATTCTATTTTCCTATTTGTTACCTTTAATAATACACCACGTATACTGCGCCTTCAGCACCTGGTGAACCACAACAGCAACCGCCGCCGTATGCTCTACCTGATTCTCCTGCGCCACCTGGCCATGAACCAAATCCTTGACACTCTCCGCCTCTTGTACAGCAACCGTTTGGTCCCATTTTAGGTCCTGACTGTGCCATTGGAGCAGTTGGTGTTAATTCTAATCCTCTATCACCGCAATGCTGTGATCTTTGTGAAGAACCTGTGAAACTTGCAATACCAAAGTCAACGTTATTAGGTTGAATTTGACAGTTATAACAGTTCATACAGCAACCATAACAGCTAAAGAAACCATGACAATGTGTACAGTTACTACAGTAACCTCCACAAGCTACAGCACAAAAACATGAGCCGCCTGTTGGTGTTCCAAATACAAAACTGTTGTGTCCTGCATAGTTATTACCTGCGTATAAACAACATCCTGATCTACCTGCACAAATTGTAAAAGCATCGCCGCCTGTTACGTTTGTTGATTTAATAGCATATCCGCCTGAGTCTGCTGGATAGCCTTGCATACAGCAACAGCCACCTACGCCTGATGATCCGCCGCCCCACATTTCAAATACTGCAAAAGTAGCACTTGATGGAACAGTCCATCTACAACATTTACCGCCGTTGTTGTTACAATAATATCTTGATTCTGGTGGTACACCATATGCTTGTGCTGGCCACGCTTCGTTGTGATCTGAGTTCCAAGCGTAACTAACTGTAAATGCATTTGGAGATGCAACGCCTACATCGTATCCTGGAATATAATCTCTTAAATTTGACATAAATTACTCTCCTTATCCTACTTCCGATTGATAGTAAACTACTACTAATCCACCAGCTCCCGGTCCACCACAGTAACAAGTACCGTTGTGAGTATGTAGCGTTCCTCCGCCTCCTCCTGGGAAGTCAGCTGGTCCGCCTGCATCTCTACCGTGTGTTTTATAACAGTTATCTCTTGACATTCTAGCACTTTGTCCACCGTATGGTGCTGACGTCATGTTTTCCCATGATGAACTAGAACACATCGCTGTTCCTGCTCCGCCGCCATTGTGTCCGCACATACTAAAGTCTGCGCCTTTTACACAACCACACATTCTGTTTGGACATCCGCAATGTCCTCCCCATGCAGTACCAAATCCACAAGTTGCACAACCATATCCGCCACCTGATGCACATAAGCAAAAGTAGCCTCCTGATTTACAACCGTTACCTGAACATGCATAACTACCACATCCTGTACAGCCCATTACTGGTCTACAGCAACCTGCCGCTCCTGCACATAATGTAAATGTTGCGCCTGGTGTTATTTCAGCAATTTTTCTACCGTATGATCCTGCTCCTCCTGGGAACCCTGCCATACAACAACAGCCACCGCCGCCATCTCCGCCTGCACCCCAAGTTTCAAAAGCCGCCCAGTTTACATCTGCACTAGGTGTCCAACCGCAACAACAACCTGGGTTACTGTTAAGAGTGTTATCAAATGAACTGTGGTAAACATAAATTGTTCTCAGAGGCTTTGCTCCGGAATCTGTTCCAAGTTGTAATAGTGATCTTAATGCAGACATTTATTGTTCTCCTTAACCTATTCCTACGCCGTCTTCAGCTGGTGCTTCAGCATATCCGCCTACAGTTGGTTCTTCGGGGAACTTAACCATATGTGCTGGAATTTCATCTGCTGTACCACGTCCGTACGTAACTGGTAATTCTCTAAGTTTTTGTCTAAATTCAATCCAAGGATTCTTAACGCTATCAGGCATATCTGCTGATACTCTATGATCCGTTGCATCTAGTCTATCGTTTCTTAATTGTGTTAATGTTTCCCATGTTTGCCACGGTTGTTTCCAAGTCAATGTCCAATTACCTGTATCAGCACTATGCGTACACATTTCTCTTTCGTAAGCATGATCTGGGTATGGTGGCCATTGTGTTGCGTAAGTTCCGTAACCTTCTGGTAAATTTGTTACAACATCACTTTGCGTTAACGTTACTGTGTGTGGAAGAAAGATAGCACACATTAAAGTATCTTCGCCTGAACAATCTAATTCAACTAATCTTTCACCTTCTGGTGTTGTATCAGTAGTTGGATTGTAGTTAAAATCCTCATCTGGTGGATTTTGTGATAGTGTATTTTGTCCGCTTGTTGCATCAACATAGATATATAAAGTCTCTGGACCTGTATAACTAGCTGTTGCTGTATCCCCGTCGCTATTTGATTGACTCAAATATTCATTGGGGATATCATATGTAAAGTTTTTTGTAATTTCAGCCATTTTGTTTCCTTCGTTTGTATTTAGTCATATTAACTGTACGACACCTTAACCATTCCGCCTGAGCCCCAATGACCCCAACAGCATGGACCGCCACATGCAGTACCATTATATCCACCGTCTCCTGGGTAAGGTTGAGCACAACCCCATCCACAACCTGAACAAGTCATTGGATTACCGCAGTAATCACGACCCTTTCTAGTCATACCACCTTTTGGTGGTCCACTAACATAATCCCACATTTGATTGTGGCAGTAATGTGTGTGTAGTGGTGCGTTACGCGAGTGTCCTAATCTTAGATCACCTTGTGTACCGCCTGATATCTGTGAACATCCAAAGCAACAATTATATGCGTAGTGTGCATGACAGTTTGTTCTTCCTGTACATCCACCTCTTGCACATGTTGTCGGAATACTTGATCCAGTTACAAAACTATTTGATCCGTCTATTCCTAGACAATCACGTTCACAACATGCTCCGTTACCTGCCGCACAAATTGTAAATGTGCATCCAGCTACAACTGAGTGTGATCTAATACTATACGACCCGCCACCTGCGTTCTGTGAACTAAACTGACAACAGCAACCTCCTGCTCCTGCCGCGCCTGCTCCCCATAACTCAAATGTTACGTTAACAATACCAGCTGGTACTGTCCAGTTACAACAGCAACCACCATTGTTAATTCCTCTATTGTTATTGTAGACGTAGAAGAATTTTGTTGGAACGGATGATCCTCCAATAGTGTCGCCTAATAGTGTTCTCAGGTCTGCCATAGTTAATATCCTCTCTTCTTACGTTCCTGACATAATCCAGCCGTAAGTCGACCCGGAATAAATCAATGTAATCGCTACGTTATTAATATCTAAAACTAAATCCTCAGATAAGTTTTGGATCTTTGAACCATTTCTGCTAAGTGTTACATTGTTGGTGTTGAAATTACCTGTAACATCAATGACTGAAATTGTATCGTTTACGACTAAGCCAGCGTTTGCCGGTAAAGTAATTGTAAATCCAGAACCCGAAGAATCAGCTAAAATTCTATCATTAACAATAGCACTATAAGTAGTGTTAACTGTACGAATAACGCTACTAGCAGTTCCTGTTGTTGAAATATATCTTCCCATTTTAGTGTTTCCTTTTTATTACTATATTTATCATTATGCTGTAGATGTCTCAATACCCATTGCTACTGCACTGACGTTCACGGCAGAACTGTAAACAACAAGTATTTGCCCTGCCGCCAAAGCAATACCTGATCTCTCTAACACACCTTTAGCTAGAATTTCTACATCATATTCAATGTATTCACTATCTAGTGGTGTTCCAGCTGATGCGACCGCAACTCTTACCGAAATAGCACTATTTCCTCTATTACAAATCGATAGCGTAACAATCCCGAAGGTGTTTGCAGGTACCGTGTAAAGAGAAGTGTTAGTGCCAGCGGCTAAATCTGCGTGTCCTAATCTTCCTGTGGCCATATTATTTCTCCTTTTAGCTCAATATAAATTGTTGCATCGCTACAGGTGATCCGCTTACGCCACCTGTGAAATGCATCTGTGCTGTTGTATTTATTAATACTCCGGTAGTAGTTGTTATTGTATTACCTTGAATATTGATAACACCAGCAGTTACACTATTTACGTTCAATTCTGAAGCTCCTCCACCAATTTGGCTAGTAATATATGTCTTAATAGCTTTCTGTGTAGGAACAATACTATCACTGTTCGCGGTAAACGTACCATCTGTACTAAATTCGTTAACTGTTGCACCAGCACCGCCAAGTGCTACTGCTCCAAGTTGTAGTTCTTGTAGTCCTGATATACTAAATGCATCAGCATTTAGAGTTGCAATACCAGTTGCCTGTTCAACACTAAACAAGTCACCAACTCTAAAGTTACCGTCTTGGTCTGTACTTGTGAAGAACACTCTTCCTCCACCACCTTCTACAGCTTCATCTGTAGGATCAGCTGGTGTAGTTGGAGTACCTGGATAGTTAGTAGTAGTGAATCCACCAGTACCAATGTCCAAATAGTCATGTCCTGTTAGTCTACATTGTGAGTATCTAATTCTCATTTCAACATTATCGCCATGTGCTGGAGCATCGTCTAACTCCATGTTTGGTGATATTTGTAGTAATGCTGAGTATGGTGAACTACCAGTTAATTGTGTAACACTAACAAGTTTAAAGAATTGATTTGGTAAACTTGCAAATTCTACGTTTGCACCAGCTTGTGGAATACTTTCCATTCCTTCAACCTGCATGTATTTGCCATCTTGTTTAGCATCTCTATAACCTGCTCCGTATGATATAGTACCGTTAGCAACATATGGGCTACCGTTTGTAAGTACTGCCGGAAATAGTAACAAATAATCTAAGTAAAGTTGTAAAGTATTTGCATCAATACGTTTTACATAATATCTATTACCGTTAATTTGTGTTGTACCACCAACTGTATTAATTAACACTTTGTCTCCGTCAATTAATCCATGTGATGTAACAGTGATATTTAATATACCTGTTCCACCGTCTTGTGGTAAACTGTCAAGTCCGTTTATTAGTCCTTCGTTAACAATGTCAATTAAGCCGCCCATTAAAGTAATAGCACCTGCTTCACCGTTGTTAGCATTTGTAGTTTGTGTAGTTACTACTGGACTTTGTAAAGTTGTGTAAGCCGAGTTAGCTAAAATATTAGTTGTTAGCAACGTTCTCATAAACTCATAAGCCGCAAGTTTTTGACCTTGTCTTCCTGGTAGCGTAGAGTTTACACCAATCCAATAACTTCTAGCGGCTCTAATTGTTTCTTTAGTTCCACCAAACTTAATATCATGTGCTAGTGCGTCAACATATTCGCCAACGTCTGCTTCCCATGTTGTTGCATCATATGTAAAGGCATCCCATAATGAACTACCAACCGCCGCGTTTGCAATTTGATTGTCAATATAAGCAATAACTTCGTCTTTAATAAATTCTTTGTTAGCTGTAAGCAATGTATAAGCATAAGGATTAGCAGTAAATGATACTCCTGTAATGTCTTTTTCATAACCTGCATCTACAACTTCAGCTGTAGCTGTTGTCCAACCTGTTCCTCTTGAAGCAAAAGTTGGTTGTGCAAGTACACCATCGCCTAAGAATACTTCTAATGGAGCATCTAGTGTATTGTTTGGATCTGTAAATGTTACTGTTGGAGGTGATGTATAAGAAGCACCTGGGTGGATAATTCTTACTTCACTAATTTTACCATCTGCAACTTTTGCTCTAGCAATAGCTTGTGCCGTTGCTGTTGATCCATCATTACCAGGAGCACTAATAGTAACTCTTGGTTCAATGCTGTATTGCGTTGTATTATCTAATTCAGTTTCAACTGTTTGTCCGTTAACTGTAGTGTCCCAACCTGCTAAGTTATCTGAATATTTTTTAATAGTTGCAATTTTTGTACCTGCGTTGTATGTATCAATATATCCATACTGCCCTGCACCTTTACCACCTACTAAGAATACTGCCATACCTGCGTATGCCGCACTCAACGAAGCATCTGTGTTTGAAATTGTAATGCTTGTAGTATCACCAGTTTGTGGAGTATTAGTTGCAGTTTTATAATCTGCTCCACCAAATGTTGATGCTGTACCTGTTAATCTAATCTGCATAACACCACCTGTAACAACTGTTGGAGTTAATCCAGTAATACCAAATCCATCTCCTGAGTAACTAAGTGTTGTGTTAGCTGGTACATATTCTCTACCTGCATGTAAATATTCGTGGTGTATAATTCCTGCGTTGTTAGTTACAACTGCACCAATAACTGCGTCAAAACTTCTGTTATCTACTGTTGCTTTAATAGCTGTTTCAGTTAAGTCAACACCTTCTGCTACAGTACCAAAGTCACCATATGAACTGTTACCGTTAGTAGCACGTATTTTACCACCTGCTTCTGCAAGATAACCAATGTGTCCGTAGTATGAGAACACGGAAACAAGTTCTGCTCTTCCTAAGTTAGTAACCCATGCACCAATACCTTCATCAAGTACCTGTGTAAAGTCGTTAGCAACAATTGAATCGTTACCACCGTTATGAATATCTCCGTCTACTTTAAGTCCAACACATCTTGTACCAAACGTTGTTACGTTTTGTACGTATGGTGATCTAGTAGCAATCCACGCATCTTCATCATCTGGTCCCCAACTTGGGTTAAGTGAACAAAATGCTCCTGCTGTTGGACGTTTAGTTCCGTATGCGTTTGGTGCACCTAATGCTCCTGCTAGTCCTTTAACAGTACAGTTTCTTAAACCAGTACCGTTTTCTAAGTAGAACATATCTTCTGTAAGTGATCCACCTACTGCGTTACTAAACCATCTACCTGTAAGTGTTGAATAGTAGTTACCAAAGTTTTCTAAATCCCAAAGAACTGCTTTTACATATTCTCTTGCATCTCTTTTACATGATGCTTGTTGAGCCGCATCTGGACTTGCTTCTTGGAATGCTTTAGTATTGTTAGCTTGAATATATTCATATGCTTCATCTACTAAGAATTCTAAGTTAGCTAAAATTCTACCTCTTGTATCTGTGTAAGCCGCATCAGTTCTTCTACCAACTTGTCCTACAACTGTTGGTTTAGTTCCTGCTCCGTTAACTTCATAGTCAATGTAATTATGAATGTCTTGGAATAGTAACTCAGCTGTTGTAACAGCCGTTGCATTACCTGCTGGTAATCTAACATCTTGTGTACGTGTGTTACCTGTACTGATTGTTGCAACATCCATTGTAAATGCCGCTCCACCGCCGTTACCTAATACACTATCTGCAATAGTAATTGTGTCGTTAATTGCATGTCCTGATCCTGCTGTAACTACTAATACGCTTGTTACTGCACCGTTAGCATCTACTGTAATATCAAATGTTCCTACTGTACCTGCCGCTGAACTTGAACCTGTTACGCCTGTATACGTACCTGTTGCTCTACTTGCGTCTGCGGCACTAAATGTATCCATTGTTAAGTGTCCACCTGCCGCTGTTTTAGTAACAGCGTTGTTTAATACAACATCGCTAAGTATTGCTTTCATTCTTAGTATAGCAGTTTTACTTAGGTTAGCATCGTTAACATCAGTTGGTCCTGCTGTTGCCGCACTAATTTCTGTACTACGTAATTCATCACCAACAACTGCTACATCTGCTGGAACAATAATTGGAAGTATTTCGTTATACTGTCCTGTTTTAACAAATACTGTTACGTTTGGTTTAATTTTTTTCTGTAAATTAGTAGTATTACCTGCTGTAATTGTATCTGTAATTAATAATGTCAACGCATTAGCTGTTGTTGCAATGTTTGGCTCAGCAGTTTTAGTTGAATCAGTAAATTGTACAACTGGTGTTGCTACGCTGTTTAATGTTGCGTAGTTTGCCGCTGGTGGTAAATTTGTAATAATGTTTGGCAGTAAGCTCATTGCGTAATTAATTGCCGCATTAGTTTCTGCTGTTTGTCCTGCAACATAGTTTGCACCACCTGGTGAAATATAAGACAATGCACATTCACGCATTCTTACATTACCGCCGTGTCTTAGATCCCATAGTAATGCATCTAAAATAATTCCAATGTCTCTACGACATTTAACTGCATCATATGTAAATGAAGTTGTAAATGGAGCAGTATTATTTGCAATACTGTGTGTAATAAATTCCATTGTTTGTTCTTGGATAAACTGTTTGTTCATCTCAATTAAATTTGTTGCTTCTGGGTTACGTGGCCCTTTACGTATTTGCTCACATGCCCATCTTGTTGAAAAGAATGGCTTATCGATTGTAACACCATATGCTGGTGCAAATCCGTCAACACCACTTTTACCAACATAGTAAACTTGATCTAACTGACCAAAGTATGCCCATTCCGGAGCATTACCTGCCTCATTAACTTTTAATACTTGACCGTCTTTACCAATTGGTAATCTTGTTGGTCCTGATCCACCGTAGTAAACTAAGTCACCAGCAGTTGTTAAGTTACCTGACTCAACACCGCCTGACATAAGTTTCCAATATGCACCTGCTACATCTTGATCTGGTCTATCTTGATTACTTACTTGATCTGATGTGTGTGCTTGTACACAAATATAAGAGTTAACATTGTTAATTCCTCTAACAACATCACCTAAGTCGTAGTATGTTGCGTTAGCCCACGCATCTTTCCAAGACATACCTTCGTTAAGTCTGTCCCAATAAGTTACGTTAGGTGGTCTGTTTCCTGTTGTGTCTTGGATACTAATATATGTGTATCCACCAACTCTAACTACATCACCAACTTTATAAGCAGTTGCATTATTGTAGTCACCTTTTAAACTAAATCCTGTTGTAAATAAATCCCATGTTGATGCGTTACCAAATGGAACAACGTTAGTGTTGTTTTGCGTAGCAATATAAGAGTAACCACCATAAGTAACAAAGTCACCTATTTGGTATGCAGTTGATCCTGACCAACTGTCTTCAAATTCTAAACCTGGAATAAACTGTTGCCATTGTGTACTTGTTTCAATAGTAAGAACGTTAAACGTAAGTGTAGTTCCTGTTCCGCCAAAGTCTGTTGGACTAATTGAAATTGTGTTACCAATCGCATGTCCTTGTCCACCTTTAACTACTGTTACAGTTGCCGCACCAAGATTGTCTATTGTAATATTAAATCTGTGTCCAGTACCTGAACCGTTTGATGTTCCTGTAATGTCGTTGTATGTACCTGCTGTTCTGTCTGTGTCAGCGGCACTAATTTGATCAATCGTTACAATGTGTCCTGCACTTGTAACATCGTCAGTTAAACTTGTTGCACTTGATGTATGTTCGTGTGTGTTGATCCAAAGACCGCCACCATACTTAACAACATCATTAATTTTGTATCGTGTATTAATTGCATGTACTGTTTTGTATTCAATACCGTTGTGTACAACGTCCCACTTAGTTTGATCTGATTCTAGACCATCGCCAGTTGTTGCCGCACTAAGGTGACCTTCATTACAAATGTACATTCTGCCGCCATACTTAACAGTATCGCCGGCTCTGTATCTTGTACTAATTGCCCAGTCGCTTTTCCAGTCCATTCCTTTTGAGAAAATATCCCATTTAGAAAGATCTGCTTCTAATCCATCAGTGTCACTACCTTGTGAACTTGAACCTGTATGTGCTGTGTTACAAAGATATAAATTACCACCGTACTTAACAATGTCATTTACTTTATAAACTGTAGTAATAGTCCAGTCGCTTTTCCAATCAAAGCCTTCTGCAAATAAATCCCATTTAGCTTGATCAGTTTCTAATTTTCCTGCTGTTGCACCGTCTACTTCAGAAGTGTGAGCTGTGTTACAAACGTAAAGGTAACCACCATATTTAATAAGGTCGTTTTGTTTGTAATAGTAGTTAGAAGTCCAAGTACCGTTCCAAGAAACACCATCTGTAAATAGTTGCCATTTAGCTGATTCATCTGTGGCAAAATCTGCAGACGCTGTGTGACCTACGTTACAGAAGTAAGTTCTTCCGCCTTGTCTTACGATGTCGTCTTTATAGTATACAGTTCCGGTTGTCCAAGAACCTTTCCATACAAATCTAATTCTACCTAGTTTAAATTCTGCCATTGTTTCTTCCTACATGCGTGTTATATGTATTTATCATTTGGTTTATATTCCCCCTGGACCGTAGCCATTTTCGCCACCGTCATAGAATCCATCGCTTCCTTCAAAGTCATCTTGACTCTCTGTAAGCATCATAGTATCCATATTACCGTTAAAGAACGCTTGTGCCATCATCATACCACTTGGTATTTTAGTCATGTGCATCGGTACTGGAATATTAATAGCTATTCCACCTGTATTTGATATGTGATTCAAGTCACTAAATTTACAAGTACCTGCTGAAACTGCGTTCGCCGCTACATTTGATCCACCACCACTAATTCTACCTTGTAAATACGCCGCAATAGCTTTTTGTGTTGGTACAATATTGTTACTGTTAGCAACAAATGTTTGTTCTTTTGAGAATTCTCTAATTACAGCGTTTGTTCCACCAAGTATAAACGCTCCAAGTCTAAGTTCGTCAAGACCTTTTAAGTCAAACTGTGAAGCATTAATAGTAACAATACCTGTACTTTGTTCAACTTTAAACAATTCACCAACTCTAAAGTTACCATCTTGGTCTGTAGAAGCGTAGAATACTCTACCTCCATTGTACTCTTGAGCTTCGTATGATTGCTCTGGTGGATTAATATTACCATACCCATCTGTGTATAACAATGGATAAGCAGTATCGCCAAAATTACCAGTACCAATATCTAGGAAGTCATGAAATGTTAATCTTACCTGACTGTAGTTTTGTCTAATATTTGCCGGTGTAGCATGTACTGGCGATTCTTGTACGCCCATGTTAGGACTAATTGTAAGTTTTGCTGTAGCGTTTGGTGTAGCACCTTCTAATATTGTAGCTGTACCAACTTTATAAATTACATCATTAATACCGTCAACTCTAAAGTTATCACCTGGACTTGGAAGTAATGTTAGATTGCTAACAATTATCTCTCCACCAATTTGGAATAAGTCTGCGTAACCGTCACCAGTAATTTCTACTTGGTTAAATTTAGTATAAGCCGCACCTCTGTTAGTAAAGTTAGGTTGACCTAATACTCTATTTTTAACTCTAACTTGATATGTTACTTCTGTTGTTTTCTGTGTATCATGTACATGTATTTGTGGTGGAACACCTGCGTCATAACCACTACCTGTATCTGACATTGTAAACGAATCAATACGTCCTGTTGTTACAGGGAACGCTCTCATTTTAGCTTTAGCACCAAATTTAATTGCCGCTAAATTTACTGTTGCACTTGACGGAGTAATCATAAATCTTGGACCAGCGGCACCAGTTGTTGGTGTCATAGTCATTGGGTGAATTTTTTGTCTGTAATTCTGTGAGTTTAATAAAGGTATAGCTGGTTTGTTGTTCCAAACATGTCCACCATCACCATATAAAATATCACCTTGTACACTAATTGCCATAAACAATCCGTCTTGATAAGCAAGTCCAAATACTCTTGTACCAATGTAGTTTCCGTCTGATACTTGTAACCAACTTGAGTTTGTTGGTCCTGTGTCTTTATCTGTAAAGCTAATATAGAATGTACTGTTTAGTCCAAACGTAGCACTAGTTGTACCTGTCGATGAATTAATCATTGTAGTTGATGGATCAAATACAAATGTAGCTGTTCCATTTGGCTGTACTGATGCTACAAATCTTCCATTACCAAATGCAAATCCTGTAACGTTGTATGTACCTGGAGCAACATTATTTGCTGACTGCCATGTTTGGCCATCGTTAATACTTTCTATAGCAGTACCATCTTCTTTAACAATCATCCACTTACCATTACCGTAAGCTAAGAATTTTTGTCCTGTTCCAAATCCTGTGTTAACATAAGTCCAACTTGTACCGTCTGTTGTACTAATTGCAATTTCATCACTGTCGTCTGCCATTGCAATAACTGTGTGTGAAGTTGTATTATATGGACCTTCAACAATTTCAATCCAGTTGTGTTGATTAATACTGTATGCTGTTGACCCCCATGCTGTACCTGCTGTTGACAAGTTAGCTTTAGTTCCGTCACCTAGTGCAATAAAGTATTTTAATTTACCTTTACACTTAACAATACAATTTGGTCTTACAAAGTCTGCATCAATAATTGCAGGTGTCCATTGGTCTCCTGCTTCATTACTGTAAATTGCTTTATCTGTTCCTGTTGAAGGAAATGCAACCATTGTTGCACCTGTTGCAGAGAAACAATCTTGCCAAGCTGTTGCATTATATCCTGTAGCAAAGCCTTCTTCTGCATATGGTGGTGCTTCTACTTCAATCCTTGATTCAATTCTATAAGTTGTTGATCCGTCTAGTGTTGTTGCAATTGGCCAACCTGGAACTAAATGGTCCCAACCACGTTTGCCATCTGACTCACGTAGTACATTAATCTTTTTAGTTGTAGTAAAGTATTCGTCAATTATTCCAAACTGTCCAACACCTTCACCTTCTTCAATGATAATTTTCATTGACTCACTAATACCTGATACATTAAACGTTAAGTTTGGTGCACCAAAGTTACCAATGTCACTATCTAAAATTGTAATAGTATCTCCAAGTCTATGACTGTGTCCGCCATTTGTAACTGTAACAGTTGCGGCTCCAGTTGCGTCAACACTAACTGTAAATGTTCCTACAGTAGATTTTGCAAGTGGGTTATTTGAAGTTGCTGTAACTCCTGTATATGTATAAGGAGCATCGTCTACGTTACCAACTCTGTTTGCATCTGCGGCACCTATTCCATTAACTGCGGTAATAGCTCTACCAACATAGTATTCTGGTCCGTTTGCATCTGATTGTGCAATAGTAATTGAAATACTATCTCCACCTTGTGCAGAGTTTCTTACACCTGTAATATGTCCTCTACCACCTGGTGTACTCGAGTCACCTGGATCAAGTAATCTAAGTTCACTAATTCCACCGTTTCTAGTATCAGTCGAAGCGTTATCAACTCCAACACCGCTACCTGAACCTGTAATATTATATGTAGCATTAGTATATTCTTCACCTGCGTGTGTGTATCCTAGTGCAAAAATTTGGTTAGCGTTACTGTAAACAGTTGGTGCTATTGCATTGTAATATCTGTTATTAACTGTTGCTGTAATTGGAGTTTCACTAACTAGTTCTCCTTCAGCAAACGATCCGTATTTTCCGTATGAGTTGTTACCGTTTGTAGCACGTAGTTTACCACCTGCTGTAGCATAGTAACCAATATGACAATAATATGTAAACACAGATACAAGCTCTGCTCTACCGTCTTTGTTAGCCCACACACCAATACCATCACTAATAACTTGTGTAAAGTCGTTAGCAACGATTGATTTATTTCCGCTATTGTGTAATGCACCGTCAATTTTTAATCCAACACAAGCAGTACCTATAGTTGTTACGTTTTGTACATATGTTGATTTTGTTGTAATCCATACGCTTGAGTCTGACGGTCCTGTACCTGGGTCAAGTGCAACAAATGCACCTGCACTTGGAACTGATGCTCCGTAAGTATCTGGTGTACCTAGTGTACCTTGTAATCCTTCAAGAGTCATATTTCTAATTCCACAGCCGTTTCTAACTTGGAACATGTCTTGGTCTTCTGAACCTTCTCTTGGTTTAACTGTAGTACTTCTTAATTCGTCTCCAACAATAGCAACACCTGCTGGTACTTTGATAGGAAGAATTTCTTCAAAAATTCCTGTGCTAACAAAAATTGTTGCTGGAGCTCTGTTAGCTTCGTCACCTAAAATATATTGTGTAGCATACTTAATTGTTTTAAATGGGTTAGTTGCTGTTAATCCTGCACCTGAAATATCTTGTCCTGATGTTGCAACATAATACACTTTAGGAATTGTACCTAATGCTTCCCATTGATCGTCACTTGACACAACTTTCATTGCATCACCTGGATTACCAATAGCACGTCTTACATGATTACTTCCATCATGTGTTCTAATATCACCTCTGTATTGCATCACGTTACCAGTAGCACCTACAATGTGTTTCGTCCAGTAACTGTTTGTTGCATCTAGTGCTGGTTCAACTAATGATGAATCATCACCTTCGTGTGCTTGTATACATTTCCATGTTTGTCCTGCTTGAACAACTATGTCGCCTAGTACATAATCTTTAGTATCAATCCATTCACCTTGATATGAAACACCAGTAATTACTAACTGCCAATACATTGAGTATCCACCGTTTGCACTTCTAGTTTCACCTGGATCGTAGTAACCTGATATTTCAGGATCTAATGCATCTGGTTGCTGATTAGTATTATCTTGTACAGCAATATAAACAAATCCGTTATTTCTAACTACGTCACCTGTTCTATATGCAGTTGATGATGTCCATTCACCTGTTACTTTATAACCAGTAATTAATAATTCCCAATCATATAAACCTTGTAAACTTTCACCTTCGTAGAAAACACCTGTTACACTAGGAGCACTACCTAAGTTGTTTGTCATTGATGTATATGTATATCCACCGTAACGTACAATATCACCTGGTTGGTAACTTGTTGATGCTGACCATTCAGCTTCAAAGCCTAGTCCTGGCATCCAAATATCAAATTTACTTTCATCAAAGTCTGTTAATGATGCATGATATTCTTTACATCTCCAAACAGTTGGTCCGTATCTTACTAGATCACCAACTTTATATCTTGTTCCTGATGAGTCTCCGTTATCTTGCCAAAAGCCTTTATATTCAATACCACTTAGTACAACAGTCCATTTGCTTAAATCATCTTCTAAGCCTAATAGAGCTGATGCCGCAGAAGTATGACCTTGTACACATCTATAGATAATACCACCGTATTTTACAACGTCATCTATTTTATATCTTGAGTTAGGAGCCCATTCAAATTTAAAGTCATTACCTTTAAACGTAAGTTGCCATTTTGATTGGTCTTGTTCAAGTCCTGCTGTAATAGAACTTGATGTATGTTCTTCAATACATTTATAAACAATAGAACCGTAACGTATAATGTCACCTATTCTATATCTTGTTAGAGGTGCCCATACTCCGTTCCAATCTTCAGTTGAAGCAAATGATAAAAACTTATCAGTATCGTCAGTAATACCTTCAGCTTGTGTTGTCGCTGATAAATGTTCTTCAATTACACGATAAACTATACCGTTGTATTTTACTAAGTCGTTAACTTTATATCTTGTTTCAACTGCCCAGTTACCCTTCCATTGGTAACCGTCTGACATTAATAACCATTTTGGAGTTGCCGCAGTTAAATCTGTGTTAAAACTAGTTTGGTCTGATAAGTGTCCTTCCATACAAACATAAGTGTTACCACCATGTCTAATGATATCGTCTTTGATGTATGTTGCACCTGCAAGCCAGACATTTTTCCAAGTATATCTTATTCGTGCTAGATTAAATTCGGCCATTATCCTGTGTATCCTGTCGGGTTAGTTCCAAACGGTAAATGATCAGCTGATGCATTGTCATCGTATGTATATTTTGTATTAATTCTTAGGACTAACTCACCTTCTTCATTAACATAATAATAAATGTTTTTTTCGTCCCATCTCATTTGTTCATATACTAAGTTATCAAAAACTAGTACATGGTTAGGATTTCTTCCTTCAAAGAAATCTTCGCCAGTTTGGAAGTCAGCAAAGTTGCCGTCTGGTCCACCTGGTCTGTTCATTTGGATTGCATCTGACGGACTAGCAACGTCTACCTTAGCAACAAACAATGCACCATCATCGTCTCTGCGAAGTGCGTAAAAATATCTATCTCCTGTTTGCCCTGCTAAAGGTGCTTGTCCTACATACTGTACCATTATACAATCTCCACGTAACTTAAAATTACATCAACAGCATCATCTTGATCTGCTGTTACTACTACTTCGTTATTTCCTGGGAGAACTAATTTCTCACCACCATTAATTGCACGTAATGATGCGTTTGGTGCAATCATTACATCTTTAATATAATATCCTAGTACACTAGTATCATCTTTTACTTGAATACTAATTCTAGTGTTACCGTCTAGCAAGTTTGCAATACTCATTCCAATAGCAGTAACTTTACTTGCCGGTGGAACTGTTAGTATTGTGATAGGTACTGTTCCTACACTTTTTTCTACTTTATTTTTAAAAAACGTTGCCATATCTTATATCTTTATCCCATGCTCAAAACTAATTCTAATGCAATATTTTGTGCGTCTGTTTGCGAAACTGATCCTGAACTACCTGCTACTGAATCCCACTGAGTGCCGTCATATATCTCTAAACGTCCATCAGTTGTATTCCATCTCATCATACCAATTACTGGACTAGGGTGTCTTTCTGATCCTGTTCCAACTGGTACAACAAATCCGTCTGTGCCTGCAATTTCAAAGAAGCCTGTTCCTGTGCTACTAAACGTTGTTACTGCATCTGTACTAGTGTTATTTATTGTACTTTGACTAATATTAATGTTGTCTATTTGTACACCACCAGTGCCGTTTGGTGCTAAAATAAGGTCGGTATCAGCTGTTGTTGTACTAATTGTTTGACCGTCGATGCTAATACTGTCAATTTGTAGTTTAGCAACGTTAAATTCTGTTTGTGTAACACTAGCAATTTCAGTTCCACCAGCATAAAAACGTATAGTATCGTCATTTGCACCTGGTGTTAATTCAGCTGTAATATATGTGTCTGCATCTAAATCATACACACCTGTTAATACTACCCAGTTACCATCGTAACCTTCAAACTTTGAAGTAGTTGTGTTGTAACGTATCATACCTACTGCTGGTACACTTGGTCTTTGTGCAGTTGTACCTGCTGGTATTCTAATAGATCCTGTACCATCAATATCAACAACACCTGTTGACGGTGCAAAAACAATATCATTTGCTGAACTAATTCTGCTACCTTTAAGTACAAAATCGTCAATGATAACACTACCGTTACCTGCATATCTTAATTCTAAATCAGCGTTTGAAACTGTGTTTTGTATAACACCTGTATCAATTTGTATGTCATCAATGTATGCACTTGTAGCGTGTATACTGTTCCACGTTTCAGCTGTAGTTCCTAAGTTGTATTTTGCTGTCTCTGACGGTAATAAATCACTTGTAATACCTGCAACAATGTTGATAGTATCGTTTTCGTCATCACCAATAGTAACGTTACCACCAATAGTAATATCACCTGTTGCTGAAACATTCCCTGTTACATTTAAATTCCCTGTAACTTGTGCGTTACCTGTAACGTTTACTTTACCTGTACCGTCTGGAATAATATCTATATCTGCGTTTGAAACTGTTGTACTGATTACATTAGTGTCAAGACGTAAATCGTCAACATCTAATGTTTTTAATGCTGTTACTTTGTCGGAACCAACTGTAGTAAGATTAAGTGTATTTGCAATAGTACTAATTGTATTGCCATTAATTCTAACATCACCTACATATGCTGTACCTGATGAAATTAAATCTATTGATCTTGCTGTTCCGTTAATATCTAAATCGTATTGAGGAGTTGCGGTATTGATACCAACGCGGGTGTTATTAACATCCAGATAAAGTAAATCCGTCTCAAAAGCTAAGTCTACTCCATTACGAAGAAGATTCTGCTTTAAAAGCGGACCAGTAATACGACCTACAGCCACCTTTTTCTCCTAATACGGGGATCCTGTCCCTCCAACCACCTTACATTGCGGGTTGACCACAGTAATGTCCCACAGCACGGTGAACGGTATCTCTCCCTTCACTGGTCTTGTACTATGTTATATGTATTTATCGATTTTGGAATTAACCGAGTGCTAACGTATAGATAAAGCCTAGTTCTTCCATATACTCGGTGTTAATAGAATCACCTGCACCTGATACGTTTGCCCAGGTTTGACTGGCACCATCATACGTTTCAAGGTAGTTTAGTGTAGTATTAAAGCGTGTTGCTCCAATATATCCTAGTGGTCTTGCGGCTGTTGATCCATATGGTATTTTTATTCCATATGTGCCGTCAAATTGAATATATCCGTATATTCCTGTTTTAGATAATACTAGATTATTAGTTGCATGTGTGTTAGTAATAGTATTACCTTTGAACTTAAAGTTTGCTGTAATAACACTACCCGTACCATTTGCTGTTAAATTAATAGCATCGTTAGTACCAGCTGAACTAATAGTTCCGTTGTCAATTGTAATACTGTCTTGTGATACTAGTCTATGTGCAGTCAATCCGTCAACACCCATATTAACATTTGTTACACCATTAGTATAAAAATCAAATCTGTTGCTGTTGTCTGCTAACACATAAGTTTGTCTATCCTCACTCCATATACCTTTTAATGGGGTATATGCGTTTGAAAATAATTCAAAGAAGTTAGTTGTTGTATTATATCTAACATCTCTGTAAGTACTAGGTCTTTGTGCTTCTGTACCATGAGGAACATTTAATGCACCTGCGGCACTAATGCCTACGTCTTCATCACCTGGTTCTATTACTAAATCACCCGATGTAGTTGTAAGTGTACTACTAGAGAAACGCATATTGTCAATAACAACTGCTCCTGTTCCACTAGCACGTATTATTAAATTGTTACCTGAACTTCTAGTTGTAATTACACCTGTGTCAATTTCAATGTCACCTAATACTGCTTTACCAACAGTAAAATTGTTCCACATCTTAGTAGCACTACCTAAGTTTAATAAGTCCTCAGTTCTTCTAGGATTTATATCTTGACTAAAGTCTACACTACCAAATGAAAGTTGATCACTTGCATCGTCACCAAAGTTAAATGTTCCGCCTGTACTAACATTACCTGCAATAGTAATATTTCCGTCGGCGTGCATATCACCTATTTGTACAACACTTTTTAAGAACTGTGTAGTACCCGAACCGTTAGGATCAAATACAATATCGCTGTTTGTAAAACTACTAATTGTGCGTGAATTGAAAGATAACTTTTCAGTATTAATTTCTTCAGCACGAATGTTTGCTTGTGAGTCTAAATTAATATCGCCTACAACTGCTCTAGCACCATTTGTATTAATTTCAATATTGCCGCCAGTTAAGCGTGTTGCATATGGGTCAATAATTTTAACTTGACCGTTAATTTGTAATAAGTCTGTAGGGGCATCTGTTCTAACACCAATACGAGTGTTACTAGAACCAATGTGAAGAAGATCAGTTTCAAATTTAAGATCGGATTGTGTACGTACTAAGTTTGATGCTAGTAACGGACCGGATATTCTTGCTATGGCCATTATGCCCTCCTATACTATATTTATAGGATTTACTTGTCGAAGTTGTGGAAGATTGTTACAGGTTTTCCTGTTGGTACTGCGGTTCCAAATACTACATACCATCCTGCGGCATAGCCACTTGGATTTTGTTCTAGTACATAGTTAGTTGTAGGTATTTGTAAAACGTTTTCTACCATTACAAGTATGTTTTGTGCGGCCGCTGGTGCCGGGTTATAACTGTCACCGTTATTTAATGGACCAAACTTTGTTTCTACATCATCGCCGTTACCTGCGGCTTGTACAACAATGTTTGCTGGAGCAAATCTTCTTACAGGTGCCCATGAACTGTTTTCATAATTTTCAAATACGTTAGTTGTAGTATTGTAACGCATCATTCCGTTGGTCGGATTGCCTGGTTGCTGTGCAGTTGTACCAATTGGTACCATTACAGCGTTAGTACTGTCTAATGTAACTAGGCCATTAATATCTCTACGAATATCTTTGTTACCGTAGATGCCTCTAGCATTTGTACTTTGTGCTTTTAAAAAACGCATATTAAACTTCCAAATAACTAACTGTTACACTTAAATTCAACGGTGCTTGACTTAGTAGTGTAACTGAATCTCCTGCTGATAAGATAACTTTTTCACTATCAAATGTAAAAGTTTCTCCACCTGGTACAGGCATCTCTTTAACAACCATATTAGTATTACTCTTAGGTTGTGATTGCTGTACAAAGTGCAAATCAAAAGAAGTATCATTAGTACCTGCCGCATCGTATGCCGCTGTATTACATACCATAATAGTTGTAATAGCATATGATTTGTTTGCTGGTACTGTTAGTACTACTGTATCTGTTGCGCCTATTGTTGCTTGTGCTATTGCCATTTTGCTTCCTTAAAAAATCATACTCAAAAGTAATGATCTATTTTTACTTACTAATTCATCATTTACATTACTACTATTTACATAATATATTCCTGTTTTGCCTACTCCTGGAGCCTTAACATAAAGTTTTGCTCCATCTGTTGGTGCTGAAGGATCAACACTTGCATCATCTGAACTAGGTGTTGATAGTATCTGTAGTTGGTCGTCTACAACAACTGAACCTGTGCCAGGTGCTGATAAAACAAGATCTGCACTACTTACTGTAGTTTCAATCATTGAACCGGTAATTCTTAAATCGTGTAATTCTGTTCTATTGTTGAAGTATGTAACATTGTTAACACCGTCAACTGTAATACTAAAGTTACTTGCTAAACCATTGTCTTCAAAGTCTGAAACAACAATCTCTGTAAGACTAGCACTACCTGTTCTTAGTCTTTTAAAGTTTGCCGCGGCAACCTGTGTTGCAACAGCGCCGTCAACATACGCTTTGTTTGGAATGTCATCGTCGTCTGTAACTTGGTCTTCATAATTATTTG